GGTTGCTGTAATAGGTGACTGAGACAGGGGCGTTCTTTATGTCGCTGAAAGTGTTGAAAGCGATGGTCACATTCAAAAGCCCCTTGCCGTTGTCGCTCCGCCCGTACCGATAACCGTACTTGCAACCAACGACAATATTATTCTCAATAACCGCAGAGTCGTGTCCATGTGCGCCCCACTTAGCGAAAGTTTCCTCCGCTCCGCCGATTCCCGCCATCGGATAACCCCCGCGATAATAGGCGCGGTCTCTAGCTACCACAAAATTGTTATGAATATAAACATGGTCGCTGTTGCTATAAATCCCGAATGAATAGCAGTCCTCTACCGTGTTTCCATAGACCTCGATATTTGACCCGCGTAATCCCATCCCCTCGCCCCAGCCGTGGTGGATGTAGTTGTTGCGGATGACGATTTTCTGCGCTAACCCATTGGGGGATTCGTCCACTGATTGCACTTTTACCAAAGAAGGCCAGCCGCCCGAAATCGTGTTCGGCTTCGAGCGCATCGCACAGCGGACAATCTCGCAGTTTTCCAGCGTGCCGCCGTTCGTGCCTAAGAAAAGTACTCCGTGGTCTTTGGTGTCGTGTATTTTGCAATTTCTGACCGTGACGTTGTTCCCTGTGATTTTCAAACCTACCCCGCCGCGTGTGTTGGTGATGTCGTACCACTCAATTATCGCGTTGTCCTCGGTTACTACTAATCCCGTTGTGATTGTTTTCATGCTATGCTCCCATTAATAAGAAAAATCCGCTTTGGTTTCCCTCGGTGTAATAAACCTTTACCGCCATCCAGTCAACTTGGCATGTTGCGCCGAATGCGGTTTTACCCTCAAGTTTTACCAAGAACGTACCGTCCGCAAATTCCGAATCAGTCCACGACCGACCCCATGTATCCGTTGGCCCTCCATATGTTTTAGTCGCGTCCGTTGTTCCCGTTACCGTATCGCTTTTTGTTGATGTGTAGTTTGTGCCATTATTCCATGAAAGCGAAAATTGTACGGTAGATAAAAACCCACCAAGAGCATTGTTAAATTCGCATTGAACCTCAATCCCGTCAATGGTTGCGCCCGACGGAATACCGAATGCGTAGTTTTGAAGTGTGGCGGGGTCAAAAGTTGCGTTGGTTGTTGTTGTTGCTCTTGAGTTGTCGGACGTGTTTATTCTGGTGGTCGTCATGTTTACCCAATCACCGTCAAACACTACCGCGCCCGTTGTTTTTAATCCAGTATCAGCCATTGTTTACGCCTTTGCCACGCATCGCCATTTACTGGTGACGTTATTCCATTTGAAGCCAACATCAAGGCGGTTTGTGGTTACTGTGGTTGTCGGAAGTGCAACGGTAGACGCTTCGAAAGAAGCACCCCAAGTAATCGCCCGCGCCGCTGTTCCTGTGATGGAAATCCAAAGATTTTGACCTTTTACAGGTGTTCCTGAAAGGTTGGTAGTAAATGACGTAATGTCTGCGGCTTGCGCGGTTAGCTCGTAGTATTCGACGTCATCCGTGTTTATGGTAGGAGTTGCGCTTGATGTCGTGCTTCCTGTGCGCGGCTTGATTCTAGCCGTGAGACTTGCACCCGCTAACGTGACATCATTCCCGCTTTGTGTGAGTGTAGCATCGCCGTTATCCCAATTGATTACACCGCCTTCCGCTAAAAACACATCCGAGAATTGCAGGGCGGTCGTACCGAGAGCCGCCCCGTCGTTGGCGTCGGGTAAAAATGCGGTCTGCGCTGTGATGTTTGGAGCAACAAAGTCACCGCCAGAAAGGGTGACAGTATTAGATGAGTGCGTGAATCTGACGTCATTATTGTTGAAGTCTATAATTCCGCCACTCCCTAAGTATATCCCTCGCCAGTGAAGCGAAGCATTTCCTAAATCGTAGGTTGAAGACGTTACAGGAACAACCCCGCCAGTAAAAGAAAATAAATTTGTGGCATGGTCGATATAATCAACTCCCGCACTATCGTACATAATTTTTGCAGTATTATGTAAGTGTAAATCCGCAAATGTTTTTGTGTTTGAGCCAATATCTAAAACTCCTGTTGTTACTGGTCTGAACGAAGTTTCTACGGTCGCAGAAGTCAAGACGGGGCTTGTCAATGTCTTATTTGTCAGTGTGTCCGTTGTTGCCTTACCGACCAGCGTATCCGTCGCCGCTGGCAGGGTCAGAGTACCCGAAGCCGCCGCTGTTGCGTTGACTGTGGTTGTCCCAGAGGATGAGCCAGCAAGGATAAATTTACCGCTGCTGAAAGTCTTTGCACCTGTCACGGTTTGGATTTCTGACAGTACCATGTCCGCCGCCGCCGCCGCCGAACCCTCGAATACTCCGTCACGCAATGGATAAGCCCACGCGCCAGCCGCTAGAGTCTCTTTATAAAACACGTAATCCGTAGCCGTGACACGATAGTATAAAGTCACCGCGTGGGATACTGTGTCATTGTTATAGATGGTAATATCTTTTACGACGCGCTGAGTACTCGCACCAGGGGCGGCTAATAATTCCGCGTTAGTCGTTCCGTTGGACTGAGCAGGCCCGCCGCCCGCCGTAAATACGGAGGATACTTCATCAGCATAAGCCACCGTAAAATCTACGGGGTTAGTCGTGTGGGCTTCCCCTAAAACCATTCTTAAACTTTTACTGGTTGCGTCTAAAACTAACATAAAAACCAACTCCTCATTCCAGATGTGCTTCCCCCACTAATGGGGGAGCCGTTTACTAGATAACTTTTGCCTGATTCAATATTTATGTTTCCATCGTCCTGCAAGGTCATGACCTTTGTCAAAGTCGTTGACCCGTCAGGCGTTGTGTAAAATTCAATCCTTGACCCGTGCGCTGTGTTGCTCTGATTCTCGTTCGCAATAAATCTGATTTCCATGTTTGAGTTAGCATAAGCCGAGCCGTCATGTGATGACGCTCTAACTCTAAACTGTACGTCCTCCGCCTGTGCCGCTGTCGGGCTGGCCTTTGTCCCTCGTGAGAAAATACCCCGAATGAATGAGGCAAAGGTATCGCCCCACGTAACCATAAGATGACCAACAGAAACGCCCTCATAAGCCTGAGCGAATCCACCAGCAGAAAGGCCAGGCGCGCCAATGCCGACTTCTAATTTGTCGTTCGTGGCGTCGTAGGTCAGATTGGAGTCTGTGGTTATATTTCCAGAAGTATCCGAGATTACAACCCTGTCGCCAGTTTGACCCGCCAATACATCAGCCTGAATAGAGGCGGCAAAGTCTGAAAGCGTGACATCTTGCGGGTCACCTGTTCCGCTTGCTGTTCTGGCTTTGACCGTTCCCTCTGCCATGTCGTTTAGTTTCGCATTGGTCACGGCGTTGGACGTAATCGTTGTAGCCCCATCGCCTACGCTGGTCACGTCCCCCGAGTGGTTAGGGTGGACATAATCAGACACAAAGTCACCGCTTCCCGTTTCGAGATAGTCTACCAACTCAGGGAGGTTGGTTATATAAGCCCCAATGTATTTGATTGGCTTCCCGCCCGCCGTAGTGAACACACCACCAGCGACAATGTTTCCGTTATAGGATGCAAGCGCGTGGCAGTAACCATTGAGACCTGTACCCAATAAAGAAAATGCGCCGCTGTTATATTTAAGAATGTATGGCGCAGATAATCCACCAAGGGAGGTAAACTGCCCGCCGATATATAAGTCGGTATCTACTACCGTAAATGCTTTTACCGCTCCGTTAGCGTCTGTGAGTGTGGTATCAAACGCCTCAGTAACTAGATTCCATCTTATGAAGTCATAAGTAGTTGATCCGACATTATCGATAACAATCCCCGTCCCGCCCATGTACAGGTAATCACCGACCACCGCAAGAGCGTAAACGTATCCCGCCAAATCGGTTGTATCCCCGACCGCGTTCCAGCTTGACCCGTCCCACATCGCACGGCTAACATACGGCATATCCATCTCGCCGCCGCCAATGTATAAATCCCCGTTGTATATGGCTATCGCGGTCAAGTCAGCGTTGAACATTCCAGGCGGCTCGGAGGATGGCTCTAATCCAGGTAACAAAGTCCACGTTTCCCCAACCGTGTCATAATATCCGACCGCCGCCTCATTTCCCAACCCTGCAACGTAAAGGCGGTCTGTTGCTGAGTCAAACTTTATGGCCTTTGTGAATGTGTTCCACTCTGTCCCTGTGCTATTCCCCATGTCGCTAAACGTTTCCGTTCCTTCGTCGTACTTGGCGATATGGTAAGCTGTTACCCCGTCAGCGTCTGTAAAGTACCCGCCGAAATAAACATCAGTCCCGACGCATTCAATGGCATAAACTACGTTATTGAATCCCGTTCCAAGTGCCGACCATTCGCCAGTGTTGACGTTATATTTTGCCGCGTTGCCGATGTCCTTCCCCGCAACCTTTGTTATATTTCCGCCAATGTACAGGATTCCCGCCGCCGAAACATCAGCCGCATAAACTGCCGTGCCTGTCGTGGCGAGGGCTGATAGTTGACCAATCGCCGCCCAGAAGGATACGTCTAATTTGTCCCCGTCGTGCTGTCTGCGCCATATCTCAAATAATTTACGAATGTCATTAGACTGCCTGATTTCATTCTCAAATACAACCGAATTTAGGCCGACTGTTACGTCTGCCTTTTCGGTCATGTCCCAAGATAGCTGTAATGATCTGACGCGGTTCGAGGTTTCCACACCCGAAAGGTCAAGGGTGATATAGTCGCCCAAGTCGTAATCAATAAAGACTCTTGTACCAATCCCGTCATATACTTTTACATCCTGCTCGGTCTTTGGATTCTTTAGATATTCCAAACGCGCCGCGCCATAAGTAAGAGCGTGTTCAGAGTTGAAGGCGTCAATAGCGTCTATGATTCCTTCCCTGCGGCCTCGGTTGGTTATGGAAGTTGAATCGCTTGTGTAACTGTACCCGCCGTCGTACTTGATAAGTAAAGCATTGGCAATCTCTGCGCCTGTCTCGGTGTTCGAGACTTCCACGCAGTTGGACCCGCGCCTAAAATAAATGGTTTCTGACTTATCCGTGCCGTAAGCAGTAGAGTAGGCGGACAGATTGAATGTCCCGTCTGTTTCAATCGTGATATTGAAATCAATTCCCAGTTCTGCCATTTCCCTAACAACATCAAGGTATGACTTACCGACCGAGAATTGCATAGTCTCGGAGTCAGTCCACGCGGTAGAGTCTGAATCATCTGTCGCGGTAAAGTCATAAGTCAGATTCGTTATCGTGCCTCTGTCTTGCGCTTCTTCAATAAGGGTGATGAGGATTTCCGCCTTTGTCTTATCGGTAAATTCTCGAGTTGTGCCGTTCGTCCCATCAGTCCAAACTTTGGCGCGTTCAAGAATAGATAATGCCCCGCGCCCTGATACAGACGTCCACAACTCCCCACCCTCGCCCGCGTTTACCTGTGAGCGCGAGATATTCTCTACAAAAAACCCACCACGCAAAGCACCCCGATATTTAGCGCGTACAAACTGCCCCGACTCAATCAGGGCGGCAGAGGTAGACAAAAGAGGGACGCTAACATTCCCGCTCCCTGGCTCGTTTAGTTCCATAAAGAGGTTTGCGTTTGTGGTAGCTGGTAATACGGCTAAGACTGTCGTCAAATCCGTATCCACTAGTGTCCATTCAATCGGGTCGTCGTTTGCGTCTGGTGTTGGCATGTATCCTCTTTATAAATATGGGGCGTTGAATGAAGCCTTTACTGTCCCAGTCGTGGCGGTTGCATCGGTAATACTCAAAGTATTATCGCCTGGGTTGAATACCATAAACGCCGCCGCGCCGCTGTGGGTGACGTTACCGATTACATTGACCGAGCCAGTTTTTACCGCAGTATATTCACCGTATGTATTAGTAGAAATAACCACCGCCTCCCCGCCTGCTATCGTGCCTGTGTAGGTGAGGGAGACTCCGACGGTTGAATTAGTGATGACTGTATTTTGAAGCGGTCCTGTTAGGGTTATTGTCGCGTCGCGTTCTTCGATTGTGCCTGGGTTAGTAACCGTCATCGCCTTTGGACTGGTGTTTATTGTGGTTGTATTGTCTGCAATCGCCGTGCTAAGTCTAAAATATGGGCGAGGCATGACGAATTCCACCACCACCCGCGCCAAAGTATTTGTGATTCTGTTTACCTGTAAAGGCGCGTCTACAATCGCCTGAGAAGTCAATACGCTGGAATCCTCACGGGTGAGGGATAGCGTCTGTTGTGTGCGTGGCGCGATAAGTTTTCTCAGGTTGTCGAATGTCGTCTCTAATGCAGAGGCAGAGGCCGCCGTAATGGTTATCCCAAAGGCTAAGACTCTCTGATCGTAATATTTACCTGCGTGCATTGTGCCATGCTGGAAGGGGATAATCTGATTGCTTCCCCGTCTTTGTGGCATGTCAAGATAACCATCAATGACGGTGATTTTTCCGAAGGATGTTAGAGCAGTCCCGCCGAATGTCCAAGTTAGACTCATATCGGATGTCCTAAATAACTGGTAAGTTTCAAGGCACGGCGTACGCTGTTCGCTGAATTTTCGCCGCGTGGATTATGAATGGAGATATTCAACGTGCTATTCTTTGATACTGAGCTAGAAGATACAGACGAACCATCACGCTCATCAGGTGACGAACCACCAGACGAACCGCTAGAGGATGACGAACCCGCCGCGCTTTGAGCCGCCGCCGCCGCATCCCAAGCCGCTTGTGCCATTGCCATATACGACTGAGTCGCAGAGTCGACCGCCTGAGCAACCCCACCAAGAGCCTCAACAGATACCGCCGAACCATCTACAATCGCGGTAGTTGTTCCCTCCGCCGCCGCTTTCTTTTCTTCTTCGAGTCTCAAAAGTTCCTCGTCGGTCGCGGCCTTCTCTTTCATTACATCTTCCTGCATGGCAATTCCATCGGCTAATGTTTGTGCCTTTTCCATCATGGCCTTAGCTTCGTCGGCTTGTGCCTGTGTTCGGATTCCCATTTGTACGGCTAAATCCTGAGTGGCGGCGAATTCTGCATTAGTCAAACCATCAACAGACACTTTCGCAAGTGTCATGTCGTAAATCATTTTATTTGTTGCTTCGTGCCAGCTTGCTTCGAGTTCTTGAATCCCGTTTCTGGCTTCCTCTACATTGCCCGCCGCATCAAGTGCTTGTTGGCTTTCCGCGCCGTACTCTTTAGTAGCCTCTGCCAGTTCCCGCTCGGCATCTCTTACCTGCTCGATTGCGTCCGCGTGATCTTCGGCATACCCCTTAGAAAAGTCCGCATAAGACTGTATAAAAGACTCGGCGTCTTGATTAGCCTGTGAGACTTCCTCTAGCATGTCTTTATAGGTCTTTAGTGCTTCCTCGGCGGTCTTGATAGCTTCTTTATTATCAACTACCGCATCGGAGTTATCGTCTAAAACCTGATTAAAGCCTTCTTCCGCCTCTGTCACCTTGCCAATTGTCAGCCCAAATAGTTTTATCGGGTTGTTGTTTATAATGTCGCCCGCCCATTCTCCGAGCGTTTTCTTTCCCGATAAAACTTCTTCGTTGAATGTCATCAACGCTGTAATGTCGGCATTAATGACATTCAAAGCGTCATTCATTGCAGGAACAAACGCCCGCCCAAGTGTCAGCGACAGGCCCTCCCACGATTCGTTTAGAGTGTCGAGTGATTTTTGATAGTCATCAGACGCCTTGATTCCTTCTTCTGTCACAAGGAGATTTTTACTAATCCCCTCCGACATTTTACGGATTCCATCGCCGCCCTTTTCCATCAGCTTACCCATTTCCATCCCTGATTTACCAAACTTATCAAGCAGGAATTTTGTCTTTTCTGTGGGGGATTGCAGTTTTACATATTCATCAGCGAGTTTGGCAAGCCCTTCGATATTCGGATCAATCCCGTCTTTCTGCGCTTCTTTCATCGCAATTTTCAGGGTGTCATAACTAACCCGTACGTCATCGGCCACCTGAATCAGTCGGCTTGTTTCCTCTGCACGCCCCCAATGAGCGGGACATATTCTTGACCTGCTCGGCGTAGTTGACGAATTCCTGTCCCGTAGCTTGCCACACTTGACCAGCTACCCGCGCCGCGTCTGCCGCTATCATGTAGGCGGAGCGCAAATCGGTAATAGACAACCCCGCCGCCTTCATTGACGTGGTGGTTGTCGCTCCTGCGGCCTTTGTATGAGCCGCCATTTTATCCAGTGACGCGTTTACTTTCGCGGCGTCCGCTGTAAAGTCGGATGCGTCACCTTCTATAGGTATTACGATTGGTTCAGTCGTTGACAAGTTTTTCGGCCTCTGCCAGTAGTTGCGCCATTATGGGATTCTCGTTTACCCAAGCCGTCCAGTTTTCAGAGCGGGCACGTGAGCGGTAAGCATTGACGATGTTCTCCGCAATGACAAGCCGCCTGAGTTCGGCATAATAAAATTGCCTGCGTCCCGTAATGGCTTCAAGTCCAAATCTATCTATCTTCGCCAGCGTGTCCAGTTCCTTACTATATCGGCCTTCGCTTGCATGTAAATAAGCGTCGGCCTTTATTCGTTTGGGACTTCGGTATCACCTGTGTAAATATTTATCAACTCTAAAAACAGGAAATTTACCAACGCATTTGACGCTTTGCGTGGGCTGGCGGGGAAGTTTTCAACCGTCAAGTTTTCGGGAAATCCTTCGAGATTCCACTTTGTTACACAACCCAATAAAGCGGGGATTCTGTTCGCGTCGTATGCAGAAAGCCACGTCTTACCTTCTGCGTCTTTTTCAGGTTTGGCTAATCCTGCTTCGATAAGTTGCACTTGCGGGATTGTGAGCGGGTCGGCAATCTCTACCGACCCCGCCCATTTTCCTTTTATTTCAATTGTCTTTGACATTTATTACTGCTTTCTGCCTAATGGCTTAAGTGATTGCGGAAGTTCCCCAAGCGGGAGCGGTCGGGCCGAACACTGAGAATTTAGCGGTGATAGTTCCATCAGCAACCGAGAATCCGCCGAAGATGTAACCACTTGTCGCGCTTGAAGTAAGCCCGAATGTAGGTTCTCCACTCTCCCAAGCGTGACGGATACCGTAATAGATACCCAATGACAACGGGGTGACGGTACTCAGCGCACGAAGGTGTTCAATCACAACCGTATCCATCGGAAAGGTAACTTGCAAGTCAGCGGTAGGATGTCCTGTCAAAAAGTTTTTGACCTGATCGCTGAATGCGGTCACGTCCACAACTTCAAAATCAAGACCGACCGCGCCTACACTGTTTGCATAGGCTGAAAGGTTGGTAAGTGTTCCGCTTGAATTATCAAGCCAGAATTGGGTGTACTTAGTATGGGTACGACCTGTATTAGCTGTCATTTATATTGCTCCTTTTTATGCTCTAATAAACGCACAGGCGAACGTCGCGCCCGTCGCAGTTCCAAAAGCCAGTTGCCAGCGTAGATAACGTCTGACTGTGGCCGTAGTACCTATTGCAATCATTCCATGCTGGGGCGTGCTTGTGGCGTCAACACTTCCACTAGTCGCCCCTGATAAGTCAGCAAAAGACCCGTCCGCGTTTGTGGCGGCGTCTTGTACCTTTAGCGTTACTGTCCCGTCACTGGAAAACAGGTGGTAGACAAATATCCCGCCCAATGCAGAAGCCGCGCCGATGTCATCAATACCAGTGGATGAATTTACATCTTCCTCGAGTCCTTTCGCGTGCAACAATCTGCCCCAGGGCTTGCAGTATGTGAGGGTTGAAGCGAATGACGCACTTCCTAAAGGCACTGACACAACCGTAAAGCCGCCACCATCTTCAACAGAATAATTAGTCTGTTCAAACTTCCACGCGAATACATGGTCACCCGCGGCAGGTTCGGCATTTGCGCCCATTGCAATCATTACATTTCGAGTGCCTACGTCTTTTAATAGGGTGTGTGCTCCGCTTGCGGTCGTGTCAAGAAAGGCGGAATAAGTACCCGCTGAAATATTGCCTTTTCCGTTAATCGAGTTCTTGACTCCGTCAGACCAAGCCGCGTCTAACTCTTGGTCAAAATTCCAATCAAGCGCACCAATTGACCGAGAGAAGCCCGAAAGGTCAACTCCGTCAAAATAACCACGTTGATATTTAGGATGTAATCTCATTGTGCATACTCCAGGCATCTCAGCGAAAAGGTAACGCCCCAAAATTGATTTCCTGCGGGGTCTTCAATCGTTCCTACTTCCGAGAGGCTTTCTAGTTTCATGTCTATCAGCCCGTTTATTGCGTCATTGCCTAAGATAGTTTCTAAAATCAGTTCCAGCTTTTGCATTAGTCCAGCGTAAGGGGCGTATCCGTTTATTCCGCTCCCAATCTCGGTATAGATAAACATATAATTGAGAGAGTAAGAGAAATCAATCTTTGCCCCGCCGTTACTCCCAAAACTTTGAGTCTGTGGCGTAATGTTGGTTATAAAGTTGTCTGCTGGAATCACTAAAGGACAGAGCATATTTGCGGAATCTGGAATTTCGTCAATGTCTTTTATGGTCACGCCAGACACAGACAGGGAGGCAATACTGGCGGCTACCGTTACAGGATTTAGGGCTATGGTCATGCGTACTTCCTGTAAGTGCTGATAAACTCAGCCGCAATCGCGGGAATGTCTCGCGGCGTCAAAACAATACCCGCCGCCGTGACTGTTTGGGTGTTGCTGTTGGATTGTCCAAACCTCCGCTTATAAGCTTGCATAGCAGTTTCTAACACCGCAGTTTTTAGCGTTCCCATAAACTGCCAGATGTAGACATTTGCGCCCGATGAATGGGCGGCGGCTGTCGAGCCGTTCTCCCCGCGTGTATTGGTCAGGGTGTTTGTTGCCTTCGCTGAGACGTAAGCTAACTCTGTATCTACTTTGAATATGTCGCCAATGGAAAAAGCCGTTCCGCTGGTTACGTCTGTCCCTGTTTCGGTTGTGTCCAAGTCCTCCGCAAGAGTAGACCCGGGCAACCACGCATTCCCATAATAGTTATGGAATCCCCAAATCCCAGAGATTGCAATTACGTCATGGTAATCACCCGCATTGTCAGACGCCCAGTAATAAGTGGAGTTATCTACTAGCCTGATTCCACTGTACGGGCTGTCATTGCGCGGCCTCAAAGCGTATTCGGTCGAAGGGACTGTCACCCCGTCTCCATTAGTGACGCTGATAACCTCTAGTAAATCCGCGTCAAGTTTCAACAGGCGGGGGTCAACGCTTTCAGGATTCGGTACGTCATAATAACGAGTCTGTACGCGAGGATAGAAAAACCTTCCCGTGCTATCGTCAATGTATGAACTCGCAGACTTTAGAAGCTGTTCAATAACCGCGTCATCCGTTGTGTCGGTAGATGAAGTCTGCCCACGTGCTGTCACGAAGGATTTATAATCTGCAAGCGAGGCGTAACTATTCAGCGTCGTCATTTAGTGTCCTATACCAAAACACAGGGGTGTAAACCCATTCACTGTAAATCATGTATTTTTCCATTTCTGCCAATCGTCCCGTTTTAGAACGTCATCGGGTACGTATGTATCAGCACTAATGTTTAGAAGTCTCACGCCGTTCATGGTTCGGCTGAAATGTGAGTACCCATCGAACCACCATGTATTAGGTTGATTCGGTACTGCCTTTGTATCTATGCCCCAAAAGTGCGCTCTGTCTGAGTCTTTCTCGTCATAGGGTTTATGCTGTACGCCTATCATCAGCATTGTAGTAAAACCCATGTGCCAAGCTATCTGAAAGACCGCATCCATTACGCGCCTGTAAGTAATCCCGTAATCAGTCAGAGCCTTTGGACTGTTCGGCATCTGTCCTGCCAGGGTCAAGTCGCCTCTTGGGGTATGCTTGAATCTGTAAATATTCTCGCCTTGCAGGTCGTCCCAATCAGGAGTCGGGAAAAACTTCGTCACATCTTTATAAACAGTCGTAAGGGCTTCGCCATCTTCAAGCCTGAGTCTTTCATCAACTCCAACGTAGTATTTCGGCGTCCATCCCTCATATTTGTAAATCGTATTCACGCTGAAAGATGGATAGTTGAACCACTGCGGCGGGGTCAAGTGTAGGTTAGGACCAACGCCCGCAATAATGCAGGTCTCGCCCTTGTGGAGATTGTAAAAGTCCTCAATCCTCATAATAGACTGTCACACTTCCTGTCTTTACAGAACCGCCAGACGCAATGACTACCTTTATCTGACCATCCAATAAAGGCTCTGCACGATCTCCTCCCGAAGTACCAGTCAAAGCCGCGCCGTCAGCTACCGCGTGAACTAAGTCGCGGGGATAGAACCAGAGATTCGACGTCCCTGCGGTTGCCTTTGTCAGTAGGGGCTTTGCACTTCCATCACCAGAAACACAGGTAACCGTAACGGTCGCGCCCGTGTCGATAGTTCCAGGCATGTACTTAATCGCGTACAGTTCACCAATAACAGAAGGGAGGGCGGTTGTGGTACTTTGTCCAACCGTCGCCGCTCCCGAGGTATCAGTTACGATAGGGAATAATTGACGCTTCATTTACGGCCTCGCTTGAAATGTTTTGAAGTCATAACCTCATCTGTCTTTTCCTCGGGTACAAACACAGGGGCTTCTTCAAATTGCGGTGTATTCTCGAAAGAGGCTGTCCCGTGCGTGGTTACGTATTCAGCCCGTCCGTCCTTCACAACCCGAGAGGCCACATGTTCGGGGACTTCATGTTCACCAGCGGGATAAAAGACGTTATTTGTCTCTACTCCCTGAAAATCGTTGAAAAATCTAACTTTTATCATGTCCAATCCTTCCATTTTCCGCGAGGGATTACATCCTCGGCTAAGTATGTTCTTTCGCTGATATTTAGTACAGTTACACCGCGCTCTTTCATTCCACTAACTAAAGTTTTGTACCCATTTATCCAATCCATGATAGGGACTTGATTCGGCATTCCAGCATCTTTGCCCCAAAAGTGGGACTGTCCGTCATCTGGTTTATGGTGTACTCCAATCATCAGTAAAGTAGTGAAGCCCATCCAATAAGCCAGTTGCATTGCGACGTGCATAACATTGTGGTAAGTAATCCCGTCTTTGAGTGTTTCGGGCTTCCATCCGTTTTTCAGGTCGTTGGCTAGGTGTTCAAAAACTATAAAGTTTTCACCTTTCCATTCCTTCAATCCAGACGGTATAAATTTGTAAATGTCCTTATACTTCTCTGCAATGTCTTTGCCGAATTCGCGCATCAGGCGATTGTCAACGCCTGTATAATATTTTGGTTTCCAGCCTTCGTACTTGTGTATCGTGTTCATTCCGAAGGCTGGATAATTGAAAAGGAACGGCGGGGTTAGTGATAAATTCGTTCCATTCCCTACCAATAAAGCGGTCTCGCCTTTGTGAATGTCTCTAAAGGCTAGATAGTTCATTAGGGCTTCGGCACTAAGATAACCTGTACGAAGTACTGCCCGACTTCCGTACTAGCTACGCCAGTATGACGAACCCATAAGGTAGTATTAGCTGGCAAAAAGTCGGAGGCAATGGTCGCTGTGGTGGTAGCGCCAATAGCTTTGGCGGCTTCGAGAGCGGTAGCACCAACAAGAGTCGCGCCGCCAGCGGTTACACCCAGCTTAAAGTTAGCAGAGGCCGCGCCTGTGGTGTCTGTGGCTTCTGAGTAAATGGCGCGTACGTCTTGAAGGTACGCATCAAATGGAAGGTTGCACAGTTGATAATCTACGGTTGTACCTGCGCCGTTATCAACGTTGAAGGCGGCGGGTGTAATCATGTGCATTGCACGCTGATTACCACGAGCAATAAAGGGGGTTTTATTTTGGGGCATTATGTTTTCCTTTGCCTCGCCCCTGTTGTTTGGCGTGAACTACGTTACACAACAGGGGGTCAGGCTATCATATCGGAAGGGTGATTACACACCCACGTTATAGGTGATCGCCGAGGCCTCATTATCGCGATAAGCGAGGCCCAAGCGGGCGAGAGCGACAATCTCGTAAGCGTCCGCGTTTGCAATGCGGGTGGTTTCCATCGTCATGCGGCGTTTGTAAGCCTGCTTCCACTGGTCCCAGCGTACGCACAAGAGCGCGCCGAGGGTGTTGTTAGAGTCGGTATCTGCGTCAATCTTGCCAGCGTTATTAGCCATGCGCTTGGCACTTGCGCGGTGCATCTGCCAAGAGGGGAGGATATTCACACCCCAAGCCAGCTTCAAGAAGCCGTTTTCAACAGTCGCGGCAGAGTTCACGTCTTTGGTTTTGACTTCGGCCAGCTTAGCGGCGGCATAGTAGGTGTTACCGTCTACGATGAAAGCCAGTTTGGACGGGTCAGTACCAGCAAGACCAGCAGTTCCCATGAGTTGCATGGTAGCAAGGAAATCTTCGATGGTTAGCGAGCCACCAGCCGAGCGGCTGTTAGCGGTGTTAGTTACAAGAGCCAACTTACGGAAGCCGTCAAAGGCGAGGAAGTAATCAGTGGCGGCGGGGGTGGTGTCAATGGCGTTGATGTTCTTGCTTGCGCTGGTCTCAACATCGCCATCAATGAACAGGGATTCGACAATCTCAGCACCCGAAGCCTCGAGCTGTGCGCGAAGCTGTGGAGCGAAGCCAATCAATGAGTCTTCGGTCAACTCGCCCGTATAAATACCGCGTGCGCCGATTTTAGCGACGGGGATGTTCTTCGAGCCTGTCGCAACCTGTGAAGCGGTGACGGTTGCGGCAGGTACTTTCAAAGTTGAGTCCGAAGCAGTGGCCTCGGCAACTTTGTACCAAGTCATATCAGTAGATTCCAGCGGCCAAGTCTTGCTTGAATAGCCGTCGGGGATTACGTCGGAGGGGATGTTTCCAGCGACACGATTTTCGGCGCGAATAACATTCCAGATAGCGGAGCTGTAAGCAGTACCCACCCAATCCGAACCAATACCAGAACCACCAGTATACATGGGGTCGGTTGCGGCCTTCACAGCGGCTTCAATGGCGTCTTTGGTCGGGTCAATGTTGGTGACGGTCTGAGACTTGAATGCGCCTTTGATGTAGGCGTTATCTTTGCGGGACTTCTCATCAGTATCAACGAGGCCAGCCACACGGAGACTCATAGCCTTCATCGCATCGCCGCCGAATTTCACACCTAGGGATTTACCCATCTCAACAGCTACGGACAAATCGGCAATGTCGAGGTTGTCATACTTCCAGGTGTCGGAATACTTGGCCTGATAGGGGGCTTCACCACCCATCGGGAGACGACGACCCTGAGCGTCCAGGCGTTCGCGTTCTTTCTTGACGGCTTCCTGAATCTTGCGGTTAGTTTCGGCTTCCTGCTCGGCTTTGGCATCTTCCTCTGCCTGCAATAACAGTTTTGCGGAATCTTCCTTTGCCTTGATTGCGGAAAGCTGGGAATTGAGACCCTCCAACTCCTTTTGTTCGTCTTCGTCCAGATTGTTCTGGCCCGCCAAAACCTTGACGCGGGTAATCATTTCTTGCTTGTTCATTTTTGCTCCTTGAAATATTTTATAAGTTTTTTCGATTGTTCTCTAATTACTTTTACCTTCGCCCGCTTCGCCGCTAAATTAGCCTCTGGTAAAACGTCGTCAGGTGTTATCACAGGGAAGGGTAGACCCGCGTCCCTGTAAATTGCTTTCATAGCTGGGAGTGCAATCGCTGAGTGATTGGCGGGTTGAAAGTTTCCATTCCCTTTTTCCCATAACGAGAATCCCGCCAACGGCCAGACTGCAATGCGTCCAGGCTTGTTCTTTTCATAGGGTATCAACTTTCCCCCTACATCCAACCGCGCTAAGTGGGCGATGGAGTCAGACGATACGGCTACTAATCCCTTCCATGCCGCCTCCATAATGTCCTTAGCCTGCTTTAGTGCTTTGTTCAAAATCACCCGAATATACCAACCATCGCCGCGCTTTTCCAAAGAACCAGGTACAGAATCCCCTACAATTACGGGTTTACCTTCCAATCCCTGCGCGCCTTGTTTTACCCCGTGTTGGTAGATTACCAGCGGGGTTGTAAATGCTCCCTGCATGATGTCGGTATTTTCGTCAAACCACTGACCGTCTGAGTCTTTGGTAAACGGCAGGACTTTTATTTCTAATTCCCAATCTCCAACGGCTTTGATTGCTTCTGTCATAAATCTCCATAAACGAAAAGCGGCGCGTCAACTCTCTTTCGAGAATCAACGCGCCGCCTATTGGCCTGTCTGCGCTTTGCTTACATGCCCTTTCGCCTTATCGCGTTACCCGCGCCTGTGGCTATCTGGCAGTAAACTAATTTGTGCTTTCTTTTATCACGGATTCGGTTTTCTTGCAAGCCTACTTTTCCATCATTTTTATGTACAACTCTGTAAACCTCTTTGACGTTGGCCCGCCACCTGCGTCTAATAGCTCTTGCGGGGGTAAAAAGCTCCCGTGTAAACTCATAATTGCAGGAAGTAAAGCCTTTTCAATCTTCTCAGACATGGCCTCATATGCGTCGCTAATTTTATTCATTGCGTGGCGATACCGCATGGATGTAAATTGTGCGGAGTTAGTTATAGTGTGCAACTCGTCAATCATTGTGTATAGTTCTTTGAACATCGGTTATCCTTTCTGTGTTTCTGGTACTGGCAAAGGGCCAAGAAACCTGCTTGTATCGTCTCTAACAAACAAAAGATAATTCTCGTCAAGAAATTCACCGTTCCCAATACTGTATAATTTTATAATGCGCGGCTCTTGACTGAAAGATGAATAATACCAATAATACCCCTCATCTTTTGGGGGTTCGGCTGTCCATTCACCATAGGGGAAGCCTGAAATTTTAGCAACAGGAAATCCGTAAATTGTGTCCATAGTTTTTATCCTTTCTTGTCTAGATACTTCTTTACCGCCGCCCGCCCTGCTCGTATTGCGGCGGGGAGATTCTTCGCTACAACTTTAGTAACCGTCCACCAACCCACCTTACCCAATTGCCGCGCCTGTCGCTTGTCGTGGCGCGTCCAGTATCCGCCCGCCGTGTCATTCACTAGGCGGAATGAATAATTTTTACCTTTCTCCTGCGGGGTGTATGTCCATGCCTCGGTAGATTTTCCTGTACGGTTATTCTGTCCAGGATTGATTTTACCAGAGTGTAACGCCCAGAAAAACCAGCGTCTTTGTTTGTCGGTAAAGAATGAAAACCCATAAGCAGACTTGCGACTAACATACTTATACGGCTCGGGGTGTCTTAGTCCGCTCTGTGAGTCACCTACCAGCCAATCACTAATGGCCTTCAAAGCGACAAAGGTAACGCCACGGGGCAAAGAGGCAATGTACTTCTTTACCTTTTCAAGATTACGGATGGGGAATTTTATCTGCATTATCAGCCCACAATCTTCTTGATTCTGGCGTAAGCGTTTCGGCTTCGCTTCTTGTCTGTTGCTCTGCGCTCACAGTCACACCGCCAACCACCACAGGTTAGGTAATCATTAGGGGGATTCTTTGGGTAAACGTTTAGCGCGTTCCACTCACTCGCAAGCGCAACAATCCCATTTAGAGCGGCGCACTCGGGGCAATGTTCCTCGGTCGCTCCGAGTACCCACTCCTCACGGCCCCCGTTGTTCAGGGTTATCAGGCTCGTTGCGTTTTCGTAAGCTGTATTCCACTGGCCCGCCCATAACTCAGCGCGTGAGAATAACGGTTCTATTGGGTCGCCGTTTGTTCGGGCGGCCATGATGTCGGTAAAGAATTGATAAGACCAGCTTGTATTGGTCTGCTCGGCTATCATATCAACCAGCGATTCTTCGAGATAATCAGGCAGGGCGGCGGATGTATTATCATCGTCCATCCCCTCATTTATCCATGCTGTATTATAGGCGTTCCGTAACTGCCCGCCGATAATAGAAGCCATGCGGTCAGTGAATCCACCTGTGCTAACCTTGCCTTTGTAGGTGTCCTGTACAAGTACCTGAATCTTTGACAGCATATCTTCATAGGACTTGTAGGCATCCGCCCGCATCGCACCAAAGTAAATAAACCTAGCCCTGTCTGTAAGATAAGGCAGAACGTCAGGGACTAGCTTTACCGCCTGAATCACTAAGCTATTTAGTCTCACTCTGTACCGCCTTATTTATTGCTTCGGCCAATACTAGGATGTCGCTTTTATTTTTTGTGGAAAATACCCTGCGGACATCGCCCTCGGTTTTACAAGCAGGTAAAGCGGATTCGATCTGCTCCCGTAAATGCTGCGGGATTACATCGCTTTCAAACGGAACAAACTGCCCGATTTTCTTCAATGCCTTACGTTGCCAGCGGGCTAAGTCTGCTTTTACTGGCTCTTGTGCGTCGTTGTTGTTCGGCTCAGTCTGTGGTAATTCCTGCATTGGTTTATTAGGCGTCACATTATTCACAACGGGAGGCGTGGGCGGTTCGGGTTGTCCGCTTGTCTGTGTAATCTGCGAGGGTAACAAATCGTCGCGCTCATCGCCTAACGGGTCATCGCCGTAGTACTCCTCTCGGACTTCCTTTACCGTGTGGGTACGCTCAAAGGCTTCTTGTTCTCGCATCTCTAAATCTTTATCGGTGACTCTAATATCTTCAAACCTGCCGATAAGTTGACGGCCTCCGTATAGGGGGAGGATTGAGTTGGTTATCTTCTCGGCCATCATTACATGGGTCGGGTAGACTTCCAACTCATTGAACGAGGCACGGCCAACAACTGAATTGGCTTGCGTGGCATTCTCTGACAGCATCGTATAACTACCCTTTGCAATCGCTGTCATTATTTCTTCCTTGTTCGCCCTACGTCCTGCGAGAAACTCCATCTCACGCTGAGATACAGAATTTTGCAACCACTGTACACCGCCTTGACCTACACCCCGAAGCATAAGAAGCTCCCTAGACTTTGAAGCCTCGCGGGTGTCCTCTTTTATCTTGTTCCATGTCGGATCGGCTACCATTTGTTCAAATGTCAGAATACCAGGGAGGCGGGCGTTGTTTTCCCTGAATAATCTCGTATTCCAATCCTGCATACCCAAATCACCCTGAGCGACTAAAGCAATTGACTCAATAGCTGATAGTCCGATAAACCTTGAAAACGGATTGAATCTCTTGAAGTGTACAACCTCATGCGGCTCTAAAAAGATTTCCCGCCCGTTTCCTGGATAATAGATGTACCCTTTTAGGTACATCTTTTCATCAGGGACAGGGGTTATCATTTGCGAAGGGATAAACCACATCTCATCGGGCTTGCTGTATTCGTCTTTTTTATTCAGCCACCAGTAAGCGTTTCCTGTAAGCTTAAAAAAGGCGATAGTGGCATACAGGAATTCATATCGCGAATCCATGTCATTAGGTCTTGATAACAACAACTCGAATTCGTGGTTGGGGATGTCTTTCGGCTCTTTCTCAGAGATTACCCGAAGCACATCAAACGGGGTAAGCGCACCAGCGGAGGCCACAAGGTCAACGGCCAGCATCACCCATGACAGTTTTCTGTATAGGTCGGCCTGATTCCCATATACCGACGGGTCGGGGAGGTTGAATTTTTCCGCGCCCGCTGTCTCTAGTTGCCAGCGTTCATACTGCGGAAGATTCGCCTTTAGCGATTCAATTTCTTTTGTGAGTGCTTCTAGTT